CCTTCTTCGTTGAATTTCCAATGCTGAAACGGAGGAAAGTTCACTTTGTCTCTGTGATCTGCTAGGGTCTTTGGATTCTTTTTTCTAATGCCGTTTAATGGAATATGCTCATATGACATCACCCTAAACACTAGGTCAGTTTTGGTTATTTTTTTGTAATCTATTTCGCAGTCTGCTTGTTTGACTTTTTCTCCAGCGGCTTTTCTACGCTGATATTCAGCATCTCCCTGCCGTTTGGCTTGATTACGCTTGGCTTCTGCAATGGTCCGAATGTTAATTTTATCAGTACTTGTTACAATTAAATCGTATTGATGATATTCGGCTTTGATAAAACTGCAATATGATGTCTTGCTTCTGTGTATTTCTAACAACATATCCTTGTTGTTTAGGTAATTAACCTTGGGTGCTCTTGGTATTAATGTCATTAATCGTTCTCCGGATGTTATATTATAAACTACACACTTATTAAAGTCAAATAAATAGAGTATCAAAAGGAAAACTATTTTATGGCTTTAGACTTAGCATCAACTTTAGGCGCCGCTCAAAATGCAATTGGAGCAGTGGGTGGTGCAATTAACACAGCAAGCAAATTAGGCGATGCCATAAGCAAAGGGTTTGAAGATGGCGATGTTCTAAGTGCGTTGCGAGCAATAGATTTGCCTACCGCTGGCGAAGCAGTGGGTGATTTGTTAAGTGCAGTTGCCAGCTTTGGCGGCGACGCAAACTCCAATGACTGGCGTGTTAGACTCAGTCTTGCCAACTGGAGTAGTTTTAGAACAAGCCCAGTTCTTGCGCCATTAAAAGATGCAGGTGGTTTAATTTTTCCGTATACTCCATCAATCAGTATGTCCAGCAAAGCCACATATCAACCAGTAACTACTACACATTCAAACTACACATTCAGAGCTTATCAAAATAGTGATCCTGGTGAGATCAGTATCACAGCTCCAATGAATGTGGAAGATCCAACACAGGGATTGTACTGGATTGCCGCTGTGCATTATTTACGTAGTCTTACCAAAATGTTCACAGGAAATGATCCTAAGGCAGGCAACCCACCGCCAATTATTTTCTTAAATGGATACGGCAACTATGTTTTTAAAAATGTTCCTTGTGTGGTCACAAGTTTTTCAACAACTTTAAATAAAGATTGCGATTACATTGGAGTCAATGTTGTGGGCAGTGCCGCAGGATCGATTGAGGGAGTAGCAGAAGGCATCGGCGGCCTTGCAGGTGCCTTGGGTGGCGCCATTCCTGGGTTATCTGGTATCACAGATGCGGTAAGTAACATTGCAGGTGGTGTTGGACAGGTGGCTGGATTGTTAGGAACATTTGGCATTGGCGGAACAACCAGCGGCGGAGTTAGCCATGTGCCAACTAAAAGTGAATTTGTAATTAAACTGCAACCAATCTACAGTAGAAATTCTGTACGCAACTTCAGTTTAGATAGATTTGTTGGCGGCGGCTACCTTAATAATTCTTTTGGATGGGTCTAACATGGCAACATATTTGAATACAAGTCCTTACTTCACAACACAAACACGTAACAACTATCTAGACACATTGACTATTCGACCAGTTAGTGCAGAGCCCGACGACTTTTTGTATTCAATTCAATCACAATATATGTACCGTCCAGATTTACTTGCCTACGACTTGTATGGCGAACCAGGACTATGGTGGGTTTTTATTCAGCGTAATTTAGATGTGTTACAAGATCCTATTTTAGATTTTGTACCCGGTACAAAAATTTATATTCCAAAGAGTAGCGGTTTAAAATCAGTATTGGGATTATAATATGAGTTTTGATATTAGTGGTGCAATAAATTCTGCAACTACTGCGGTTAATGCCGCAAAGTCAGCAGTGTCATTTATTTCCAAAGGCCCTGTAGCGGCCCTGGGTGCTCTTGGGCTGGGATCATTAGGAGACAGTATCACTGGATTATTTGGATCTCTCACAGCTCCATTTAAAACAACTGGTCTCAAATTGCCTTTAAAAAATCCCTTGTTTAATTATGCCAGCTATGACTATGTGCTGGGCATTGGTTGTCTTACGGACTATGAACTTAATCATCCAGATACCACATATCAAGCAGGCAAGAAGTTTCCATTGATTGCTAAGAATGCCAACATAGACCCTTCCAATCGAGTAGACACTATCTATGGTAAGTTTGATTTTTATATAGACAATTTAGAAATGAAAAGTCTAATAGGATTTTTACCAGGATTAGGAAATACAAACGTTACTAATATGCAATTTACCGTAACAGAACCGTACAGCATGGGAATGTTTATCATTGCGTGTCAGACAATTGCACAAAAATTAGGACACGACAACTGGAGAGAAGCACCGTTTATTCTAACTATAGATTTTAGAGGCAATAAAGAAAACGGCCAGATGGACATTATTAAAGGTTGTAGTCGTCGTATTCCTTTTGCATTTACTAATCTCAGCATGAAAGTTACAGAAGCAGGTAGTGTATATACATGCGAAGCCATGCCATACAATCAAGCGGCCACTCTAGATGTCAATTCTTTGTTCAAGAAAGACGTCGCAACCAGCGGAACAACCGTGCAAGAAATACTACAAACCGGATCTAACAGTTTACAAGCCGCACTAAATCGTAGGTCTCAAGAACTAGTAACCGCAGGTACAATTAAAATAGCAGACGAGTACTTGATATTATTTCCAGTTGATACTTCATCACAGGCAACTCCTGCAAGCGGTTCAACTAACAACGAAGAGTCGTCAACTGCTACTATTTCGTCAAGCGTGTCAGCTGACAAGTTAAACGATTTATTTGGGTCTCTTGGTGTTTCTAGAAGTACACTTAATCAAACATTGATTCAACAAGCTGATGCGTGTAATGCGCTAGGCAGAGCAAGTTTAGGATTTGATGTAGATCGTAGAGGAGATCCTACCACTGGCAAAGACAATGTTCTTTATGACAAAACTGGTCGCTTTAACAGAAACAAAGCAGGTATTGATATTAAAGAAAGTGAAATGCGTTTCACACAAGATACAAGTATACCAGCTGCCATTAATCAAGTATTGCTGTTAAGCAACTACGCTGAACAAGCCTTGGACCCTGCAAATTTAAGTGAAGAAGGATATAGGGGCTGGTGGAGAATTGATTGTCAGGTATACAATATTTCTTCTAGCGAAAATATGGAAAGCACAGGCACCAAACCAAAATTAATTGTTTATCGTGTGGTGTCATACAATGTTCATGCAAGTAGACTAACACCTCCTAACGTAAAAGTTCAAGGTTATGATAATTTAAAAAAACAAGCAGTTAAAGAATATAATTATATTTTTACTGGTAAGAATGTAGACGTTTTACGATTTGACATTACTATTAATAATGGATTTTCAGTCATAATGGGCGCAGATTCTTTGCAACGAACTGCGGACAAAGTTCAAGGTGGCGCAACATCATCTGTAAATGAAACTGAACCTAATGTAAATCCGTTGCCTGACGGAAATAAACCATCAAAACAACCAGGTGCAATGCCTACTATTGTAAAATATACAGGAACTTCAACCAGTTCAGATAAAGTTGGCGGCGGCGGCCAAGAAACTCAACAACAGCGTGCCGCTAAATTATTCCAAGATGCATTAACAACAAGCACAGACTTGTATGATTTAAATTTAGAAATTATAGGCGATCCTTATTTTATTCAACAAAGCGGAACTGGAAACTTTACTGCACAAGAAACTGAGCATAAAAATCTCAATAGCGATGGTACTATGAATCATCAAAACGGAGAAGTAGATATTATGATTAATTTTAGATCCCCGATAGACATTAATCAAACTACTGGATTATATGCCATGGGTGCCGGCAGCAAATCAGCTCCTGTGCTGGCTTATAGCGGATTGTATTGCATTAACGAAGTTGTCAGTCAGTTCAAAAGCGGTGTATTTAAACAACAACTAACAGGTTTTAGAAGACCACAACAAGAAAAATTATTTGATGATCCTCCAGGACAACTATTCAATACAAAAAATGAAGAAAAAGTCCCAAGCGACACATCTGGAGGATACGAATGAGCGATACTAATCAAATTTCATCAGCACCTGCATTAGCATCGCCTGGCCCGTATATTGCTAGGGTAGTGAGTCATTTAGACAAAACTTACATGGGTCAGTTACAAGTTGAAATATTAAGAACTGGTTCAGGAAATACGCCTTCAGAAAGTTCATTACATCGTGTAAAATACATGAGTCCTTTTTACGGAGTTACTCCAGAAAGCGCAGTTGGTATAGCCCCTGATGACTACAACGAAACACAAAAAAGTTACGGCATGTGGATGGTACCTCCTGATGTTGGCACTAGGGTCATGGTTATATTTGTTGACTCAAATCCCAAAGACGGCTACTGGATTGGTTGTATTATGGACGAAGCCGCAAACTTTATGATTCCTGGCATTGCCGCAACGCAAAAAGTAGTTGAAGATCCTGAGACAGATAATGCAGGAAACTTTGGAAGAGTTCCTGTTGCAGAATACAATAAAAAAGCAGAAAAGTCTGGCGAAGATGTTGGACAAATCAGTGTAAATCCTACAAATGCTTACAAGCCAAAACACCCACTAGCTGATGTTTTAATTGCACAGGGGTTGGTGTTTGATGACAGTAGGGGAATCACTACAAGTAGTGCTCGTAGAGAAATTCCCAGTATGGTGTTTGGTATTAGTACTCCTGGACCAGTGGACAGACGCCCTGGGGCAAAGCAAGCTCCTATTGGAAAATCTGAATGGAAGATTCCTAACGCATTTGTTAGTCGACTGGGCGGATCCACTTTTGTCATGGATGATGGTGATGACAAATGGTTGCGTAAAACTACAGCATCAGAAGGTCCTCCAGAGTATGCTAACCTAGAAGACGGTGAAACAGACGGGCAACCGGACCTGCCACACAATGAACTTATTCGTTTGCGAACAAGAACTGGTCATCAAATATTATTTCACAATACTGAAGATTTGATCTACATTACTAATGCTAGAGGCACTGCATGGATTGAATTAACCAGCGATGGAAAAATTGATATTTTTGCACAAGACAGCATCAGTATCAAAACTGACAAAGATTTGAATCTATACTCTGGCAGAGATATCAATATAGAAGCAAAACGCAATTTCAATGTCAAAGTACACGAAGAAATGCACACCCATGTGGTTAAAGATCATATTTTAATTGTAGATGAAAATCAAAAAATTCATGTAAAAATGGATGTTGACAAAACATATGAGCAAAATTATACACATCATGTTAAACAGGATGTTAACAAACTATACGACCAAAACTACTTACAGCATGTATTAGAAGATGTAGATAAAGTGTTTGACGGTGCATATCAGCACAAAGTAGGAGGCGATGTTGACTTGAACATTGGAGGTCATAATTTTCAAACCTCTGGAGGCAATATGGAAATAGCCGCTGCCAACACTACAATATCTGGCGGCAACATAAACTTTAACGGTCCAGCGGCAACCACAGCAAGTGAAGCTGTTGAAGCTGTTGAAGCAGTGTTACCACAACGTTTAAAACTACACAAACTATCTATTGAAACTGGTGAGTACGATGAAGAAAAATTACCTCCCACCATCATGCGTAGAGTAGTTACTACAGAACCGTATGTTTATCACGAAAATATAGATCCAGTCAAAGTCAAGTCAGCAGAAACTGACAGGGATATTGATGGCAGGTATGAGGATACTGACGAGGAACAAACATCAGATCAAAGTGAGTTTACTGAAACCATGCTGACGCCCCCGGAATTATGGAAAACATACTCTACACCAATAGACACATTTGATCGTCAGGCCCCACCTGAGGATGAGGAACAATAATGACAACAATCTACAATAAAACAACAATACCCGCAAAGCCACTGGTTACTGAAAACGCATCTCAGAAATACAGAGGATTCAGCACAGTTAACACAACTTCAGAAAACTTTGTGCTTTATGACTTTGAATTAATTAAACAAGATTTGCTGAATCATTTTCACATAAGACAAGGCGAAAGATTGATGCAACCTCGTTTTGGAACTATTATCTGGGACCTGTTGTTCGAGCCATTGACTGAACAACTAAAAAGTCTTATTGTACAAAATGTTAATGAAATACTCAACCACGACCCCCGAATACAAGCTGGAAATGTGTTGGTAACGCCGTACGACACAGGTTTACAAATACAATGCACATTGAAGTATGTGCCTTACAACATTCAACAAAGCCTACAGTTGAAGTTTGATCAAGCCAACGGACTACTCACTACATGATAATGTATGCATATAATTTTAATCAATAAATACTGATACTAGGAAATATTATGAGCTCAACAGATAGACAAAACAACCTGTTAGTTTCTGAAGATTGGAAGAAAGTTTATCAATCTTTTAAAAACGCAGACTTTCAAAGCTATGACTTTGATAACTTGCGCCGGACAATGATTGACTATATCCGCACAAATTTCCCAGAAGATTTTAATGATTATATTGAAAGTTCAGAGTATCTAGCACTTATTGATTTAATTGCTTATATTGGTCAAAGCATTGCGTTTCGCGTTGATTTAAATGCTCGTGAAAACTTTTTAGAACTGGCAGAACGACGCGACAGCGTATTACGCCTGGCACGATTGGTCAGTTACAATGCCAGTAGAAACACCGCTGGAACTGGACTTTTAAAATTCACAACCATCAGCACTACTGAAAGTGTTATTGACAGCAACGGAAGAAATTTAGCAGGTCAGTATATTACCTGGAATGATCCAAGCAATGCCAATTGGTACGACCAGTTTATCAAAGTAGTAAATGCCGCAATGCCGTCAACACAGCAGTTTGGAAATCCCAGCGATTCAGCTGAAATATATGGCACACCAACAAGTCAATATAGATTTAATGGAGTAGGAAGCGCACTGCCTGTGTACGCATTTTCTAAAACAGTTGCCGGCCGTTTGATGAATTTTGAAATTACCAGTACAACATTTAAAAATAAAACTTTTATATACGAAGAATCTCCAAAAGTTGGAAACAGCCCTGCATGTGTGTTTAAGGACGACGGCTACGGATCTGGTTCCGTTGGCACAGGTTTTTTCTTTAATTTTACACAAGGTAGCTTAAACCAAGGCACATTTGTGATTAATCAGCCCAGTAAAAACCAGTCAATCAATGTTGATACACAAAATATTAATAACACAGATGTGTGGTTGTACAGTTTAGATCAAAACGGAAACGAATCAGAGTTATGGACTCGAGTGCCAAGCACTACTGGAAATAATGTTATCTATAATAGTTTAAGCAGTAAAATTAAAAACATTTATAGTGTAGCAACTCGTGCGGGAGATTCAATTGCCCTGCAATTCAGTGACGGCATATTTGGAAATTTACCTGTTGGGAATTTTAGAGTTTATTATAGATCCAGCAATAATTTAACTTACACAATTAATCCAACAGATATACGAAATGTCAGTGTTAATATTCCGTATGTTTCAGCACAAGGTAAAAATGAAACATTATCAATTAACCTAAGTCTTACTTCTTCTTCGTCTAATGCAGCCATAACTGAGACCAACGCAAGCATCAAGGCCAATGCTCCCCAGACATATTATACACAAAATAGAATGATTACTGGCGAGGATTATAATGTCAGTCCGCTATCAGCATCTACCCAAGTTGCAAAAGTAAAGGCTGTTAATAGAACAAGCAGTGGTATCAGTAGATACTTTGACTTGACAGATCCAACTGGAAAGTACAGTAGTACAAATTTATTTGCAGACGATGGCGTCTTGTATAAAGAAAATTATTCTTACTCGTCTAACTTTACCTACCTAACTCAGACTGACATTGAAGGAATTATCTATGGTGACATTTATAAAATTCTAAAAACCACGGATTTAAGAAATTTTTATTATAGCAATTTTATAAATTATCTCACAGTGAGTTTAGAAATTATATGGTACAATGTAACTACTGACAGCAACAGTTCAAGTGGTTATATTGGTGCAAGCAACAATTCTACACCTTACAAAGTTGGTTCATACTCAGCAACAGATTTGAGATTTTTAACTCCAGGATCACTAGTTAAGTTTGTGGTGCCTGATACAGCAACACAATACTTTGATACACTTGATAATAATATTATCAAAACTGGAAACATAAACAGCAAAGGTGCCAAGTCGTATGTATGGGTTGAAATTATTTCAGTAGCGGATGACGGCACAGCATTGGGCACTGGCACGTTGTCAACAGGACTTGGGCCAATTGTCATCAATCAAACATTTGATACTACCAACGGGGTATATCCTGTAATTGGACAGTTAATTCCAAAATTTACCAGAACTATTGATGCTACAACACGAGCCACAATGGTTGATTTAATATTTTCAAATCAACCGTTTGGATTAAGATACGATGCTGGAACACAATCTTGGAAAATCATATTTGAATCTAATTTAAATACATCCAGCGCATTCACACTGGGTAATCAGGGAGATGCTACTAATTCACAAAAAGATTCTAGCTGGTTAATCTTGTTTACAACTAATAATCAGTATTATACTACCACGTCACGATTTTTGAGATACGTTTTTGAAAGCGATAAACAACTTAATTTCTATGTGGATGCTGATACAAAAATTTATGATGTTGTTTCAAGTTCTGTGATTAAAGATGAAATAAAAATCTTAAACATTAATACACTGCCGTTAGACACAAAATCTTTTACTACTGATTTAAAATGGGACATTGTAGCTCCTTACACTGGTTTAGACGGGTATATTGATTCTAAAAAAATAGTAGTATCTTTTGCAGATGTGGACAACAACGGGGTGGTTGATAATCCTCAATTATTCTTAGACATCGTATACCCTGGTTCAGATACATCAGCAACGCCAACGTATATTGTTCTTAAAAAATATCTAATTAGTCAAGGGCAAGAAGATTACAAATATGTAACTAATAATTCTACAACTGGTCCTGTAATTATTTTAGCCACTCAAAGTGCAATTGGTTCGTTAACACAGTATGCAGACGGTCAGTATTTCTATTTTAAAGATACTAATATTGTTAAAAAATTATATCTAAGTACCGGAGAATTAAATCCAACTCTTGACTATAGAGTTTATATTGGTCGAGATAATTTAAGATTTCAGTATGTACACAGTGCTGATTACGACAGTAGGATTGATCCAAGTGCAAGTAATATAATTGATGTATATGTACTAACATCTAGTTATGATACCAAGTTTAGGCAGTGGTTGCAGGGCGCAAATATTGCAAAACCGCTACCGCCCAGTTCTAATGAATTGGATAGTTTGTTAGGCCCTAATTTAAATTTAATTAAATCTGTGTCTGATGAAATCATTTATCACTCAATAAATTATAAATTATTATTTGGAAGTACTGCCGAAGCAAGTTTGCAAGCAACATTTAATGTAATTAAAAATGTTGATTCAACAGTTTCTAATTCAGATATTGTATCAAGAATACTAACTGCAATACATCAGTTCTTTGCTCTAGACAATTGGAACTTTGGCGATACATTTTATTTTACAGAGCTGTCAACCTACGTGATGAGTCAGCTATCACCAGATGTTACAAATTTTGTTATAGTTCCAAAACAAGAAAATCAATACTTTGGCAGTTTGTTTGAAATCCAGTGCCCTAGTGACCAAATATTTCTAAGTTCCTGTACATCCGACGATATAATAATTGTATCAGGATTCACATCAGGTAATCTTAAAACTGTTACTGGAACTGCGTTGACATCTGTTACATCTTCACAAAATATTACTAGCTCAAGTAGAGGCTCAAGTGGTGGCTCAAGTGGTGGCTCAAGTGGTGGCTCAAGTGGTGGTAGCTATGGTTATTAAAATAAGTGCAATTAATGGAGTAAGCAATGGTTAAAAAAACCAACCCAGTTGGAAAAACTGGCCTCAGCGCAAATTTGTTACCTGGGTTTTATCAAACACCAGCAAATAAAAAGTTTCTACAAGCTACCATTGATCAGCTATTTCAGCCAGGCACAGTGGATAAAATTAATGGTTATATTGGTCGCCAAAATTCCAAAGCATCGGTTGCATCTGATATATTTGTTGCCTCTCCAGAAAAATCCAAACAAGATTATCAATTAGAACCAGGAGTAGTCATTAAAGACTCTCTTGACAATGTTGTATTTTTTAAAGACTACATTGATTATATTAATCAACTTAATGTGTTTGGAGCAAATACCACTAATCATGCACGTATCAATAGTCAAGAATTTTATTCTTGGGATCCGCACATTGACTGGGACAAGTTTGTTAACTTTCAAAGTTACTACTGGTTACCATACGGTCCAGATTCAATAGAAATTTTTGGCCAGAAGCAAGAAGTTACCAGCACATACACTGTGGAACTGCAAGAAATTGGAGCAGACTATCAATATGTGTTTACTCCTGACGGATTAACCCGCGATCCTCTAATAACCCTATACCGAGGACAAACGTACAAGTTTGAAATCAGTAGCTCAGCCCACCCGTTTTCAATCAAACTAGAGCGTAGTGTAGGAAGATTCAATAGATACATCAATAACGGCATTGACAAATATGCTGTTGAAAACGGAACAATAACTTTTAAAGTCCCACTAGATTCTCCAAGCATATTGTATTATCAAAGCGAAGCAGATATAGATGTAGGCGGCGTGTTTCAAATACAAGACATTGATGAAAATACATATATCAATGTTGAAAAAGACATTTTAGGTAAAAAAACATATTTTGTAAATGAAACAATTCCGTTGAGTAACGGAATGAAAGTTCGATTTGGCGGTCGAGTAGAACCTGAACTATATGCCACTGGACAATTTTATGTTGAAGGTGTGGGCTCTGCTATTAAACTAATTCCTGAAAGCATATTGGAAATTATAGGACCATACACTGTATCAGAGGCAATTAAATTTGATGCAACGCCTTTTGATAATGGCCCGTTTAGTGATGCTACCGGCTATGCCAGTGTGTTAGATCATGTGGTAATCAACAGAGCAAGTAGAGACCGAAATCCTTGGTCACGATATAATCGATGGTTTCACAAAGATGTTATTTCACTAACTGCATCTTACAACAAAACTGTTACTAATATAGATCAGCTAGCTCGTGCAACTAGGCCTATTATTGAATTTCAAGCAGATTTAAAATTATTTAATTTTGGAACACTTGCAGGCCCTGATGTTAATTTAATTGATACATTTACTGTTGATATTTTTTCAACAATTGAAGGATCAGCTGGCTACAGTATAGACGGTGTTGCATTGTCTCAAGGACAAACAGTTTTGTTTACCTCAGATACCGATCCGCTAGTAAACAACAAAATTTATCGAGTTGACTTTTTACAACTGCAACATCTCGCCAACAGCACTAAACAAATACATTTGGTAGAAATTTCAAAACCCATTGCACATCAATCAGTTCTAGTTAAGAATGGCATTAAGAATCAAAGTTTGTCTTATTGGTTTGATGGAACTACTTGGAAAAAATCTCAGCAAAAAACTAATACTAATCAAAATCCTCAATTTGATGTGTATGACAAAGACGGTGTAAGTTTTGGAGATACCTCAGTATACTACGGGTCAACTTTTACTGGAACATCGTTATTTTCTTACAAGAAAGGTACTGGTATCGCAGACAAGGTTTTAGGATTTCCACTAACTTACAAGAATGTAAGCAACATTGGGGATATTGTCTTTAACTTTGATTTAGGGTCAGACAGTTTTGAATATAAACAAGACTTATCTGTTGTTTCTAAAAATATAGATATTGGCTATCTATTAACACACAGTTACTCTGGCGAATATGTTTTTGTAAACGGTTGGAAAACTAGCTCAGTTACCAATACACAGGCTGCTGTTAGAATATATAAGAATTCTAACAAAACAAATAATTTTGAAATTGATATTTTTGACAATATTGATAATCTCACAGATTTAATAGTTAAAGTTTATGTAAACGGAAAACGTTTATCACCAACATTATGGTCTATTGTTAATACACCAGTGTATAAAAAAGTTGTATTAACATCTAATATAACCCTAGACGATATTTTAACAATTAAATCATACACTAGCCAACCATCTAACTCAAAAGGATTTTATGAATTACCAGTTAATTTACAAAATAATCCCTTAAACGATGAAATTGGAAATTTTACATTAGGTGAAGTTTTAGATCACGTAAATTCTATAGTAGATAATTTAACTATTTTTTCAGGAGTATTTCCGGGCGCTGGAAATTTACGAGATTTAGGAAACATTACTGCATACGGAACAAAGTTTGTACAACACAGTGGACCTTTGAGCCTAAGTCTATATCATATCACTTCAGAAGATAATAATGTAATTAAAGCAGTTGATCAAGCAAGAGACGATTATAATGTATTTAAAAGAGCATTTATTGACACTGCCAGTAACATAGGAGTTGATGGAGATCCAGTTGCTCTTGTAGATTTAATTTTAGAAAAACTTAACAGAAATAAACCAAACACCAGTCCGTATTATTTTAGTGATATGGTTCCGTACGGAGCAAATTTAAAAACAGATTTTGTTGTTGAAGATTATAGAATATTAACATATCCTTTGACTACAGTTTTTAGTTTATCTAGTCTATCAAACAAAGCTGTGGGAGTTTACCTAAATGGCACTCAGTTGATTTACGGAAAAGATTATACATTTAACAGCCAGGGATTTGTTGAACTGACATCATACGTAGTTGTAGCAAATGGCGATACTATTACCACATACGAGTACGAAAACACCGATGGGTCTTTTATTCCAGAAACTCCAAGTAAGTTAGGTATATGGCCAAAATATGAACCTAAGATTTTCTTAGACACTACATTTGCATCTCCGCGATTAATGATACAAGGCCACGACGGAAGTTTAATTTTATCATATGGCGACTACAGAGACAATGTAATTTTAGAATTAGAAAAAAGAATTTTTAATAATATTAAAGTTGAGTATGATGAAGATATCTATGATGTAAATGATGTAGTCCCTAGTTACAATAGAACCAATCCCTATAGCAGAGAAGAATTTAACAATGTACTTTCTTCCAATTTTTATAAGTGGGCAAAATTAGTTGGCAACGACTATGCAACACCGCTTACTAAAGACTATAACTATACTAGATTTTCTGCTCCAAATGATACTGGGTTACCAGGATATTGGCGAGGTGTATATCGTTGGTTATTGGACACAGACCGTCCAAATATTTGTCCGTGGGAAATGCTAGGATTTAGCCTAGAACCAGCTTGGTGGCAATCTTTATACGGTCCAGCACCGTATACAAGTGATAATCGGGTTATGTGGCAAGACATCTCTGACGGATTGATTCGTGAACCGGGAAGACCAGCAATTAAATCAACAAAGTATGCTAAACCTTTTTTAATTAATCGTATACCTGTAGATGAATTTGGAAATATAATTAGTCCAATACAATCAGGACTTGCTCGAGGGGTGCCTACTAATTCGTCTTATGCTGATTATGTATTTGGAGATGTTGGGCCAGCGGAGTCGGCGTGGAGACGTAGCAGCCATTATCCGTTCAGTATAATGTCAACATTAATGTTATTGACACCATCAAAAACATTTGGAGTATTGTTAGACAGATCTCGCACATCTAGAAACGTTGCAGGCCAGCTTGTTTATACTGATACTCAATTGAGAATTAGACCAAAAGATATTGTGTTGCCAAGCACTTATGAAACAGAGACTCGTGTGCAAACTTCAGGGTTAGTTAACTATCTTGTTCAGTCTATACTAAGTTATGTTTTTAATAATAATTTAAAAGCATACACTTCTTACAAAACAGCATTGACTACAATGAACGTTCAACTTAGTTACAGGGTAGGCGCATTCACTAATAAAGATCAATTTAAATTATTATTAGACAGTAAAACTCCTTCTAGCACTGGCAGTGTGTTTATTCCAGCAGAAGATTATGACATTGTTTTAAATAAATCTAACCCCATTAAAAAGTTATCCTACAGCGGTGTAATTATAACTAAACTACAAACTGGATATCAAATCAATGGGTATAGTCAAACAACTCCGTATTTCAATACGTATACATATTTGCAATCGGGTAGTAAAATTAATATTGGCGGAATTTCGGAAGGATTCACAGTGTGGACTCCAGGCCAACAGTATGCAGTTGGATCTATTGTAAAATACAACGGGGAATTCTATCAATCAAAGTTTTTAACTAAAGCTGGATCCATTTTTGAAGCTGGCCAATTTACTAAACTTATGTCATTACCTATTAACGGTGGAGCTGATGCTATTCTAAGAAAGTTGTGGGACAGAACCAACACAGTAATAGTGCCTTACGGAAAAGTATTAGGCTCTGTACAAGAAGTTGTTGACTTGCTAACGGGGTACGGTGAATGGTTAAAAGATCAAGGATTTGCATTTAACGAGTTCAATACTAATCTAGGACTAGTTTCTAATTGGGAAACCAGTGCTAAAGAATTTATGTTTTGGTCTACACAAAATTGGAGTTCAGGACAAGACAAATGGTCTGAGTGGGTGCCAGGTAAGGAATACAGTTACGGCACAATTGTGAGATACAATGGTGATTATTACAGCGCCGCTAGAAATATTCCGTCATTATCAGCTTTTGATTTTGATGATTATGTTAAACTTGAAAGTTTAAATAATTACGGAAGTAGTGTTATCAGTCTAAGCCCCAGCGCCGGAGAAATTTCGTTTGTTGCTGATCTATCAGTAGTAGAAGATATTGATAATCGTTTTAATTCCTATGAAATATTTAAAGTTGACGGCACAACATTGCCTTCGGCTGATTTAAATTCTTATAGATCCGATAATTTAATTTCATATAGCCCTAAGACAGTGGATGGCATTTTTTCAGCAAGTTTTTATCTAGTGCAATACGAACACGTTGTTGTTATCAACAATACTACTATATTTAATGATGTTATTTACAGCCCAGCCAGTGGATATAGACAAGAAAGAATTAAAGTATCTGGCTATGTTACTAACAATTGGAATGGTAGCTTAGATGTTCCAGGATTTATATTTGACCAGGCCAATATTCAAAATTGGCAACAATGGCAAGATTATAATCTTGGAGACATAGTTGTCTATCAAAGTTTCTATTACAGTGCAAATTCTAAAATACCAGGAACAACCGAATTTAACAGGGTGGACTGGACACAACTATCAAAGAAACCAGAACAAAAGATTTTACCTAACTGGACTAATTCTGCAACACAGTTTGAAGATTTTTATAGTCTAGATTCTGACAGCTTTGATTTACAACATCAAAAAGTAGGTCAGCATATAATTGGCTATCAAAAAAGAGAATACCTAAGCAATATTATACAAGATGATGTTAGTGAATTTAAATTTTATCAAGGAATGATTAGAGAAAAAGGAACACAAAATGTTTTTAACAAATTGTTTGATGTACTGAGCTCTGATAACAAAGAAAGTTTAAAATTTTATGAAGAGTGGGCGATCCGCGTGGGACAATACGGTGCTAGCACAGCATTCCAACAAATTGAATTTATCCTAGATGAAACAAGTATTAGAAGTAATCCTCAGCAGTATGTGTTAGTTAATGAAAAAAATAAAGACCTTAATTCATTTTTAATACAAGTAGCACCAGGCGATGTTTATTTAAAACCTGATAACTATGATTCTACACCGTGGCCTGATACATTGACTTATAAGCCGCTACTGAGAAGTGCAGGGTATGTTAATTCAGGAGATGTTGCACTTAGTTTAAAATCAATAGAAGATATTGTGAGTCAAAATCCATCAAACTTTTCTAATGGAGATTATATCTGGTGTTCCTTTGAAAAGAATTCTTGGAATGTTTATAGAATTTCAGATATTAATCTAGTTGTGACTAGTGTAACGTACGATGCTCCTAATAAAAAGTTAACCATTCAGTTGAGTGATTTTGTGAACTTTGAAGCTGGATCATACATCGGCATTACACAAACAACTAAAATCAACGGATTTTACAAAATAGAATCTGTGGAATTAAATTCTTTTGTTATAACAAAAACTGTTATAGGATGGCAACCTCCATTTGATGAATTAGATTCTATTAAGATTTCAGCATTAACTACACAAAGACTTTCTTCGTTGGATGTGTTGGATACAACATTGCCGGAGAAATTAAAATTAGATGAGTTAATCTGGATAGACAATGACGGAACTAACAAGTGGTCATCTTGGAAATACAATCCAATTTATAATCAAACTGCCTTAACAGATCAGTATCCCAAGGTGGGATCAAATTATGGTAGAACTTTAGCAGTTACTAAGCAAGGTGACATTGCAGCCTTGAGTACAACAGATGGAAAAATAACAACCTTTGTTAAACCTGGAGTTGTACCAGCATGGACTAAACAACAATTAATTCAAAGCCCACAAATATCTGCTAATATTAACACAGGCTTTCAGTATGGTGTTATTGCCGCACTAAATGTTACCAGTATAGAATCAACATTAACATTGACCAGTCCAGGTTCTGGGTATTCCCCTTCGTTTGGAACAGAATCATATACATCCGTTCCGTTAACAGGCGGTACTGGGTCCGGAGCAGTTGCTAACATCACTGTTAAGAACGGATCAGTGTTTAGTGTAACACTGGTATCTATAGATAATCAGTACGTGTCTGGAGAAGTATTATCAACGGCCGCTATCAATATTGGCGGTATTGGTTCAAATTTTGCTACCACAATTGTGAACACTGCGGGTTCGGGCTATACACCAACTGCAAGTACCTCAACTTACATTGACGTTCCATTAACTGGCGGCAGTGGCACTGGAGCAACTGCTGATATCACTGTTAAAAATGGAAAAATTGTCAATGTTATTTTAAATCAATCAGGCACGGGATATCAACCTGGAAACAATTTGTCTGTTAATTCGGCATCTATGGGCGGTACTGGATCAGGATTTTTAATTCCAGTGTTAAGCATAAATTTAAATTCCACAGGCATACATTCAACTGTTATTGCATTTTCAAATGATAAAAAATGGATGGCTGTTGGATCTCCCAAAGCAAGCTATGCCGCAACAAAATTTGTTGTAAATTATGTCCAAGGGGTCTCTTATTCAACAGCAAATATTGTTTACAGTAATGGAATATATTATCAAGTAGATAATTCAATCCAGTCAATTTACACCAATGTTTTAGGAACTTCATTAACTATTGGACAAGGTGCTCGATTCACAGTTGTTGTGACTGGAGCAACGTTTTCAGTTAAGGTGATTTCTGGCGGCGCAGGCTATAAGGTTGGCAATAAATTAAAAATACTTGGAACTGCGGTAGGCGGAGTTGACACAGTAAACGACATCATAATCACAGTAACTGGAGCCATTGAACAATCTATCACTGCTGTATCAGTAATTGGCACAACGCCTGCACAAAATTATTTGTCGTTACCGGCAGAAGTAATATTAGGAACCGGAGCAACATTTAATGTTACTCCGACATTAACTGGTTACACACTTGTGAGGAATGTTGGCGGCGCTGGATACTTAGCTGGCGATAAAATCAAGATATTGGGATCCAATATTGGCGGGCGAGATATACTTCATGATTTAATTGTAACTGTTGATTCTGTATCAATCACGGCTGTTAACACAGTATCAGGTGTTGGTATTTCTTCTTGGAAAAAAGTATCATATATTCCAGTTAATCTTGGCGGAACAAACTCGTTGTTACTAGAACAAGGTGCAATTTCCTTGTATGAAAAAGATCCTAATAATAATTACAATTTTATAGCATCTATCGTTAGCCCTCAAGCTGCCGCTGGAGAAAACTTTGGTTCTTCCTTGGTGTTTGGTAACAACTGTTTATATGTTAGTGCAACTGGATACGATAGTACTCGAGGAAAAATATACAGATTAAATTATGCAGATTCTGTTGAAGCAAGTTCTGCATATAATCCAGTTGGTAGTTCTAATTCTACAATAGTGGTAACATCTACCTCGGGCATTAGAGAAGGTATGTTTGTACAAGGAACTGGTTTTTCAGGAACACAATATGTAATAAGTGTATTAAGTTCGACAACTTTATTATTAAGCGGAAATCCATCAAGTACCCCAAGCGGTATTTTAAACTTTGTAACAACTGACTGGGCATATGATAATCAGTTTTCACTAACAGGCACTGTCATAGGGAACAACTATGCAAGTTCGCTGGCAATTAATGATAATTTTAGCAAACTGCTAGTAAGTGCGTCAAATGGAAACACAACTGGAAAAGTTTATGTTTATGATAATAGTGGTGCATTACCATCACTAATCCAAACTATTACTGGATCTAGTCTCACATTTGGCCAAAGTATCAGTATTACGCCGTCTGGTAACTATTTTGCTGTTAGCGATGATTTTTCCACTGTATCTGCCATTAATCAAACTGGTGAAGTTGATGTATATGCATTACAATCTAGTGGCCAGTACATCAAGTATCAAGACATTATTCCACATCTTCCAGAATCTTCAGGAAGATTTGGATCCAAGTTATCGTTCATGAACGATGACAAAACTTTAGTAATTTACAGTCAAGCAGGCGACATATATTTAAGTACATCGTTTGACGAAAAGGAAACAACGTTTGATAAAAATTCTACATCGTTTAGAATACGAAATGTAGATAGCGGAAGAATTGATGTATATGATAGATACAATTCCAAATGGGTTTGGAGTGAAACATTACCAACTACTACCTTACAAAATGACGGATACGGCATTGGATTTGCTGTGGGATCTAATCAAATATTTGTAGGAGCACCGTTTACTGATACTGGTACAGTAGTTAATTCTGGCACTGTGTATAATTATGGAAAATTATCTGGAAAATACAGTTGGAGTGTTAATTCCACACAAGTAGCAGTGCCTGACATTACTAAGATTAAATCAGTTTTCTTATATAACAAAGTTACTGGAAAGTTACTCACCTACCTTGACACAATTGATCCTTTACAGGGAAAAATTGCAGGGCCTGCTGAAGAAGAAATAAAATACAAAACATTTTATGATCCTGCAACTTATTCAATAGGAACATCTCAGGTCAACGTTGACGAGACCAGCACTTGGGGCGAAATTCAAACAGGAACCCTATGGTGGGATTTACGTAATGCTAAATTTATTAACAGTTACGATGCCAATTTAGTTTATCGAAACAGCACGTGGAATACTCTAGCAACTGGATCAACTATTGATATCTATGAATGGGTTGAAACTAATTTGTTACCAAGCAAATGGGATGCACAAGCAGACACACCTGCTGGTATCACTTTGGATATTAGTGGACAGTCTCTTTACGGAGACACTGTATATGCTACAAAACAAATTTATGATAAAATTAGTAAGACATTTAAAAACAAATATTATTTCTGGGTTAAGAATAAAAAAGTTATTCCTGATGTAGTAGGAAGAAAATTATCAGCATCTGATGTTTCTAGTTTAATTTCTAATCCACGGGGACAAGCATATAGCTATCTTGCATTAACTGGATTGAATTCGTTCAGTCTTACAAATATTAAAAATTATTTAAATGACAGAGATGTTGTATTATCGATTGAATACTGGACTACTGGAATCACTGATCAAAATATTCACAATCAGTATAAACTAATCAGTACTGATCCTACAAGTAATATTCCAAACATGATAGAACAAAAATGGTTTGACAGTTTAAGTGGCACAGACAGCAAGGGATTATTGGTTCCTGATATGTCTTTGCCTGACAAATTAAAATACGGTATTGAAAACAGACCAAGACAAAGCATGTTTGTAAACAGATTTGAAGCACTTAAACAATTTGTTGAAACTGCAAATCGATTGTTCATCACAGAACAAATTGCAGAAAACAGCGATATTTCTGATTTAGATTCGTTTGATCAAGAACCAAATATTGTTTACGGTTTATATGATACTGTATTAGATACTGATTTAGAACTAGGATACGCAAACATAACTGGGTTTATTCCACCAAAGTTAACTCCAGTTATTGTTGACGGTAAAATAGTAGATGTTCTTATCACCGTCAGCGGTAAAGGTTACCTAGTTGCTCCGTTTGTGAAAATTTCTGGTGCAGGAGTTGGTGCTGAAATTAAAACAACCATAAACACACTTGGACAAGTTACAGGAGTGACTATATCATCACAAGGCGAGGGATACGGACACACAACTAAATTGTCAGTTAGAAATTATTCTGTATTAGTACACAGCGATACACAAGCGTCTGACCGCTGGAGCATATATTCCTATGATAATATCTATAAAGTTTGGTCGCGCACATTGACACAAAGCTACGATGTAAGACAATATTGGAAATATGTTGATTGGTATGCAACTGGATTCAATCAGTTTGTAAGTCCAGACTACGCAGTTAACACATTTGTTAATCTAAATTCAATTGATTCCACTATTGGAGATATTGTTAAAGTAAGAGTTGCCAACGCAGGAGGTTGGCTACTTGTAGAAAAATATAATAATTCAACCAGTGTTGACTGGACTGCATCTTATCGGGTTATTGGAATAGAAAACGGCACAATTCAGTTAAGTCCATCGTTGTATCAATTTACTGGTACCAATGTGGGATATGATTCAAGCACATACGACGGTGATTCGTTTGACGTTGTTGCCAGTGTTGAATTAAAAACTATTTTAAATGTAGTTAAAAATAAAATCTTTATTAACGAATTAAAACAAAATTATTTAGATTTATTTTTTGAAAGCATTCGATATGTTTTTAGCGAACAACTATATATAGATTGGATTTTTAAAACTAGTTTTGTAAAAACTCAACACAATATAGGCCAGCTTGATCAGCCAGTAAACTATCCTGTTGATAATTTATCCAATTTTGAAGATTATGTAAATGAAGTGAAACCCTATAAAACTAAAATTAGAGAATATGTTAGTAACTATGACGGAATAGATACTGCACAATTACCAATAACTGATTTTGATTTACAACCAATTTATAACAATACTACTGGAAATATTGAATTAATCAATGTTACAGTAAACAACGGAGTTATACAATCAGACAACGCAGGTATACAAAATTATCCGTGGAAATTCTGGTTAGATAATAATGGATTTAGCATTACTGAAATAGTAATTGTTGACGGTGGTTCGGGATACTTTTTAGCACCAACAGTGACAATTACTAGTCCAACCGGTACCGGCGCCACAGCCAGAGCATTTTTTACTAATGGAAAAGTTAATAGGATTATATTATTAACCTCCGGAACTGGATATTTACAAACTCCTGTGATTACTATTGATGGCGGATATTCTGTTACTGGTACACAAGCAAAAGCAATTGCAATAATTGGAAATAGCGTTGTGAGATCTGCTCATATTGGAATTAAATTCGATAGAACAACTCAAACAAATTATGTAACACAAATTAAGCAAGTTGAAACGTATGCAGGTAACGGTAGTACATTACAATTTAATTTAAAATGGGCTCCGGATATACGTGTTGGCAAATCCAGTGTCACTGTGAATAATATTCCAGTGCTAAGAGAAAATTACACGTTGAAAACTATAACATCAATTACAAGAGGATTTACTTCTTTCTATGGGCAAATAACATTTGCAGTAGGATATGCTCCTGCCAATAATTCAACAGTAGTTATTAATTATAACATTGATGAAACGGTATTAAACGCATCTGACAGAATACAATACCATTATACTCCAGGAGTTGGCCAGCTAGGTAGAGATTTAAGTCAACTAATGACTGGCATTGATTATGGCGGAGTTGTTGTCAACGGGTTGGGATTCAACGTGTTGGCCGGCTGGGATTCGTCTCCATTCTTTCAAGATAAATGGGATAATTTTGATCCTACATTTGATGATTTTTTTGTAACAGTGGCCGCAAATACACATTCGTTTACAATGCCGTATATTCCTACAGCTGGGACAGCAATTAACATTTATCACATAAAAAACAATGTTGATACCTACACGCTGAACGGAATATCAACAGAATTTACTTATAATATTCTTGCAAACGCACCAATTGCAACCACAGTGACCACAGTACCTACAGCTGGTATATCTGTAACTGCGTTAACTGGTAACTTTGATACCACATTAAAAGTTTCAAGCACTACTGGTATAGTGGTTGGCATGGCAGTTCAAGGAACTGGTTTTCCACGGACTCGTACTGTGACAGCAATTATTGATGCTACCACAGTGTTATTGAACGCGGCACCGGATAGCGCACCTTCTGGAACTTTGGTATTCTCGTATAACTATGCTGGTAGCACTAAACTAACTGTTAACAACACCGCAACTTTATATGTTGGTGATGTGTTGGCTTGTGCTACGGTATCTACCTTTACATATGATACAGTAATTACAGGAATCATCAATAGCACAACTATCAGTATCAACAAAGTGTTATATGCAAATATACCAAATAACACAAACATCACAGCTACCAGAACGCTGGTAGAACCAAATGATATAATTATTAATGCTAACGGAACATTGTCATTAACTAGCCCGTTAACTTCTGGGGTTGTTCTTAATATTACTGGTAAAATTGATCCAACTAGATTAGACGATACAGCTTACGGAACATCTGCACAAACTAACACAACTGCAATTTTAACTACTCCTGTGTCAAACGGCAGTTCTGCTACATTCACAATTCCAAATACATTTGTAGTTGCAACAGGGGATGTGTTTATTTTACGTAAGAGCACTAGTGACGGATCAGTTGCGCCTTCAGAAAATGATTATGATACTTCTATCAAAGGTGGAGATCTTGCATACAGTACTGCTACAGGATTGGCAGCAGACGATATCTTGGTAGACGGTGATGGGTTTGTAACACCAACTAGTAGTCCTGCACCTGAAGAAGTTGTACCAGGACAGGTAGTGGATTCAGTTGCTATTAAAGTATTTGATAGACCACAATCAGGTTCGTCTAATATTAAAATTAGTAATTTTATTGGTAACGGGTCAACCAAAGATTTTACTTTACCTATCTACCCCAATAGCAACACAGCAATTATTGTAAAAGTTGGAAACAATATAAAATCTCTTGATGACGATTACACACTTGATTATAAAAACAAAACAGTTAGTTTAAAAGTAGCACCCACTACTGGCCAACTAGTTACAGTCTTTAATATAGGATTTAACGGTTCAAATATCTTAGACCTTGACTATTTTATTGGTGACGGTGTAACTAGCGAGTTTATAACAAAAGCTCCCTGGCAAGATTCTTTAACAACTTTAGTTTATATTAATGGAGAAATTTATACTCCTGAATTATTTAAAACTGACGGCACATATGAGTTTGCCAACGCTGTTGGGTTAAGATTTGGAATAATTCCTCCTGTAAATTCTTTAATTAATTTTACTATTGTTAGCGGCAATCAACAAACATTTGCAGTAACTAAAACAGAAAAAATTGCAATAAACGGCACAAGCACAACTTATCCATTAGTGTTTTCTATTGGAAATAAACTTCCAAATGAGTCAAATATGATTGTACGGGCTGGACAGAATATTCTTCCAGCACCCAATAACAGTTATTTTAAAATTAGTAGTAATCGACTAAACTATACTCTTGATTCTAAAAAGACATTGCCATATTCTGTAGCAGTTGATCAAATAAATGTTTTTGCTGACGGTGTAAAATTAAATTTGGGATCTGACTATACTATAGATTTGAGTGGCATCACCGTTAAAATTAATCGAGCAGTGTACACAATATATTCTGGAAAACAATTAGTAGTTAGTGTGGTATCTTCTAGCGGCTATGTGTATGACTCTACGTTAAACACTATAACTTTTGGAACAGTATATCCATTAGCAACTGTTGTTGAAATTATTAGTTCTTACAATCATAATATATTGGACATTGAAAGAACTTCAGTCAGTGTTACATCTAATATTGAATTGACGCCCGGCACAATTGAGTTTTACGAGTACACATCTATTTCCAACGGAACTGTAAAATTAGATAGGTCTGTGATTGATGACAATTATATTTGGGTTATAAGAAACACAACACTATTAGTTCCTAGTATTGATTACAAATTAAACGATGATAAAGAAACTATTCAGCTAGCAATCATACCTAGTTCTACAGATAAAATAACTTTGATTACTTTTAGTAGTAACGTGTTAACATCTGGAATTGCATACATGCAATTTAAAGACATGCTGAATCGTGTTCATTTTAAACGCCTAAGTTTAAACAAACGAACAACACTTGCTCGAAATTTAAAATTAAACGATTTGACCATTGTGCTTGCTGATGCAACCAACTTTGACGTACCAAATCCTGTTCTTAATCGACCAGGTGTAATTGAAATCCGAGGAGAAAGAATTGAATATTTCTCTAAACAAGGAAATGTTTTAGGAAAATTACGTAGAGGAACGTTGGGCACAGGTGCATATTCATTAAACACATACGGAACGTTTGTTCAAGACATCGGCCCGTCAGAAACTGTTCCGTATATTGAAACTTCAATCACTGAACAGATATTGTCAGACGGCACTGCCTTTGTAAATTTACCGTTTACTCCAAAAAAATCTAGCACTACTTGGACTTATGGCACTGGATATTCAAGCGCAATTCCTGCAAATTTTGGCCAATCAGATGACGTTGAAGTGTTTGTTGGCGGCTATGATCAGGGATCCAGTTGGACATCTGCTACAAGTTACACCATTGGAACAATTGTAAATGTAGGATCTTATACTTACAGATGCATAGTAAACCACATTAGTTCAGCGGTGTTTAGTACAGATTCTGATAACTGGAAATTCTTTATTGGAAATATACGATTGAAAAAGAGTCCGTACAAAGTACACAATGTGAATAACAGCCCTTACAGCCCCGAAGGCGATGTTCAGCTTGATGCAGATTTTTCAGTAGACGGAACAACTAACCGAATAAGATTAACTAATTTATTAAATTCAGGAACTCAGGTCACTGTGGTCAAACGAACTGGAATTGCTTGGGATAACGTTGTTAACATACAAAACGATACTAGCAAAATTTCGGAATTTTTAAAAGCCAGTCCTGGAATTTGGTATAGTGACTTTAAACAAATAAGTACAGTTACTACTGCTACCACTGTCACTACTTTTGACAGCAACACATCATTCGATAACACAACAATAACATTTGATCAAGGATAAAAAGAATGTCACAACAATTAATTAATACAGGAATTGTACCCAACGATGGTAGAGGAGATAGCCTTCTTGAAGCGGGCATCAAGATAAACGCTAATTTTACTGAATTATATTTGACCAACGGTTTGCCAAGTCAAAACAGCAACAGTGGAAAATTTTTAACAACAGATGGTACTTCGTTAAGTTGGGCAACGGTCACTGGCGGAACTACCGATTATAATAATTTAATCAACAAGCCTTCTATTCCAGCCGCACAAGTACAGAGTGATTGGACAGCAGTTAACGGGTTAGGTGTTGTTCTTAACAAGCCCGCATTGTTCAGTGGAAGTTATACTGACTTAACTAACAAGCCCTCTATTCCAAGCAGTTTAAGTACATTGACTGGTGTCACTATTACTACCCCAAGTGCCGGACAAATATTAAAATACAACGGCTCGCAATGGATCAATGATGCTGATGCTACCGCTGGCGGCGCTGGCGCTGGCACAGTTACTACTGTAAGTGTTGCTTCTGCAAATGGATTTACTGGCACTGTGGCCACTGCCAGTTCAACTCCTGCAATCACAATCACAACCAGTATCACTGGTGTGTTGAAAGGCAATGGCACTGCCATATCAGCCGCTACTGCTGGCACTGACTACCAAGCACCTATTACTCTGACCACTATTGGTTCAAGCGGCGCCGCCACATTCAGTGCTAACACCTTGAACATACCGCAGTATGTAGGAAATGTAGTTGGCCCAGCCACAGCAACAGACAATGCAATCACAAGATTTGATGCTACCACAGGAAAATTACTGCAAAATTCTCTAGTGACAATTACGGATCTTGGAGCAATTATTGCACCAATTGCAGGTAGTGTTATTCCTTTCCATTATGATAATCAGGCAGCATTTCCAAGTGCCACTACTTATCACGGAGCCATAGCACATAGCCATTCAGATGGAAAAATGTATTTTGCACACAACGGCGCTTGGTTAGCACTGGCCAATGCCAGTGATGTTCCGGCAGCATATTCTGCTACCAGCATCAATGCTTTAAGTGATGTTGACACATCCAGTGCAACACCCACAAACGGACAAGTATTAACTTGGCAAACTAGTACAAGTCAGTGGATTCCAAGTACAGTTGCAAGTGGTAGCGGCAGTGGTACGGTGACATCAACAAGTGTGGTCAGTGCAAATGGATTTACTGGAACAGTGGCAACCAGCACCACAACTCCTGCTATCACAATTGCAACCAGCATCACTGGCATATTAAAAGGCAATGCTACTGCTATATCAGCTGCCACAGCAGGTACTGATTATCAAGCACCTATCACATTAACCACAACTGGATCCAGCGGTGCTGCCACGTTTACCAGCAACACTTTAAATATACCACAGTATGCAGGTAGCGGTATATCATGGTCAATATCAGCCAGTGACAGCACTAATTACACATTCAGTGGACCCGGTATAGAGTCAGGCAATACCACTGATCCTGTACTTTACCTCTATAAAGGATTCACCTACACGTTTGTCAATACCACAGGCGGTACCCACCCATTTGCAATCAGAGTCAGCAATGGTGGCAGTGCTTATACCTCTGGTGTCAGCGGCAGTCAAACTGGCACCCAGACATTTATAGTGCCTATGAATGCCCCTTCAACCCTGTATTATCAGTGTACATTACACAGCGGTATGGGCAACGTTATCAATATAGTGTAACAAATAGTGTAACTACATGCAAAAATTTAACAGACAGTTGACAATAAACTACCACATTATACAAACGAATAAATACATGATAAAGAGAGATTGATATGCAGACTAAAGACGCAACTGGAATTCATATAGAAGGTCATATTAAGATTTATGACCCTGTTTCCGCTGAAGTTTATATTGATAAACGCAATGCAATTCACTACGAAAATATCAGTATTGCCCTAGCAGAAAGTATGGCTAACAGTGGCCAGGGCTTTATCTATAAAATGGCATTTGGTAATGGCGGAACAGCTATTGATCCAACAGGGATTATCACTTATCTAACACCAAACAGCAGTGGTACAAATGCCAGCCTTTATAATCAAACGTATGCTAAAGTCGTGAACAACAACTCAAGTACAAACACTGATCCAACAAGAAATTTCATTGAAAGTCGTCACGTAACTGGTACTAATTATACTGATATATTTGTCACTTGTCTTTTAGATTACGGCGAGCCCAGCGGACAAAGTGCATTTGATACTGCAACCAACACCGAAAGTACTTTTGTATTTGATGAACTTGGTTTACAAAGTTATAAATCAGACGGATCAACACTGTTGTTAACACATGTGATTTTTCATCCTGTGTTAAAAAGTTTAAATCGTTTAATTCAAATAGATTACACAGTGCGTATACAGAGCCTAACCGGTTTGGTAGGAGTGTAAACAATGACTTATCAAGTTACTTTTACAGAATCAAATAATCCTGCAAAACAACCATTAACTGTTCAAGATCAAAGTCTTAATAACCAAACTAGTTTGACGTTTGTGGGACGTAACTATGCAGGTTATGGTTCTATTATTGCTAATGATTTTTTACATTTACTAGAAAATTTTGCAAACAGCACAGCACCTAATAATCCTGTACAAGGACAACTATGGTACGACACAAGTGTAAGCACACTTAAAGTATACGATGGCACAATTTGGAATAATTCAGGATCGTTGAAAAAAGCATCAAGTGCCCCAGCAGTTGCTAATAGTTTGCAAGGGGATTTGTGGGTAGACACTGCAAATAGTCAGTTATACTTGTTTTCAGGATCTAACTGGTTGTTAGTAGGTCCACAGTTTGCACAAGGATCGTTAACCGGCCCTGTGGTTGAAAGTATCATAGACACCAACAATATTACACACAGCGTAATTAGTTTGTATGCATCCACCGCACCATCTGGAACAAGTTATCCTATCTCAATCATTAGCAAAGATACATTCACACCTAAGTTATCAATTCAAGGATTCACAACAATAAATCAGGGTGTAAATTTAAGTCAGATTGATAATACAACAACTGGAAATTTATCAAGATTTCACGGAACAGCAACATCAGCAGATGGATTACTAATTGGAACTAATGTAATTTCTTCTGCAAATTTTTTAAGATCTGATGCATCTAGTGTTACTAATTTTCCGCTAAGTGTTCGATCAAACGGCGGCATCAGCGTTGGTAGTGATTTAAGTTTTAACATAGGAACTAGTGGCAACTCCACTGTATTTTATTCTAAAAATAGTGGTAACAGTATCAATTTTAGTTTGAACAACAACGGAGTAACTCAATCAGTTATCTATCTAGATGCAACCGGCAAAGTGGGAATTGGTCCAAACAACACGTCTCCTGTTTCTACTCTAGATGTTTCTGGCTTAATTACAGTAAGTACAGGCTTAGATGTTACAGGAACAACAAATTCTGTGTACACTCCAACAACTGTTTGGAGCAGTGTAACTGGAAGTATTAAGACAAGAGGTGGCCTGTCGGTTGCTTTGAATTCCAATTTTGGCGGAACAGTTTCTGCTTACGGAAATATTTTAGTTAATAATTTAATCAGTGGCAATCCCAGTGCCGGAGCAATTATGTTGCCAGGCTCAGACTCAGCAGATGGGTTATACGACATTGGCAGTGCTACAAGAAAATTTAGAAATATATATGCTCAAAACTTTGTAGGAACATTTAATGGTTCCTTTACTGGATCACTCGCAGGTAGTGTAAACGGCTCTGCCGCTAAATTATCTAGCCCAACAGCATTTAGTATGGTGGGTGACGTTCTAAGTAATATTGTTAGTTTTGATGGCCAAAGTGCAAACGGTACTGCGGTATTTTCAACCACAATTAGTTCAAACTTAATTACCAACAAACCCTCAGCAACTGATTCTAATTTAACAGATGAATTTTTAGTATTTAGACCTGGTACTGGATTGTTAAACATGACTAAGCAAACATTACTTAATCATGTGGCCACAGTTCCACCAGGCGTTATTATGCCATTTGCAGGAACTATAGTTCCAACAGGTTACTTACTATGTGATGGCAGTGAAGTTCGAATTTCTGTTTATCCCACATTGTTTGCAATAATCGGATACACTTACAAAGCGGCATCACTGTTAAACGGCCAAAGTTCTTTTGCACTTCCTGATCTACGAGGAAGATTTCCGTTAGGCCGTGACAACATGGATAATAGTTTAACAGTTCCATACAAAGACGGGTCGGGAACCTTAGTTGATGCAGGCGGCGGCCCAGCTGACAGGGTAACGGATGTAACAGCAGATCTAGTTGGATCAGGAACTGGAGTTCAACAAGTAACTCTTTCAGTATCAAACATTCCAGATCATAAACATAATCTTAGTAGTGCCAGTGCTCAATATTATGCTGCCGGAATACCAAATGCTGGTTCGGATCCAAATGCAATTGCAGGATTAGGATTGCCAGCTTCTAGTACTGGATCAGGATTGCCAAACAGCGGTAGTGTAATTTCATCCACAACGGGTCAGCCAGTCAGTGTTATGAATCCATATCAAACTATTAATTACATTATCTTTACTGGGGTTATATAATGAGTTATACAATATCTAAGTCAGACGGCTCGGCGTTAACTAGTGTAGTGGATGGATCAATAGATCAATTATCCACGGATTTAACATTAATAGGTAAAAATTCAACTGGTTTCGGAGTTTTTATTAACGATAATTTTGTTAAATTGTTAGAAAACTTTTCTAATTCTTCCCAACCTAACTACCCACTCAAAGGGCAATTATGGTTTGACACTACTGAAAATCGTCTTAAAGTTTACAATGGCGCACAATTTGTAGTAAGCGGTGGCACAATTGTTTCATCAACTGCACCAAGCGGAATTGCATCTGGAGATTTGTGGATTGATCCAGTGCGTCAACAATTATATTTTAATGACGGACTAACAACAATATTAGCAGGACCGTTGTATACTGCGGATCAAGGCATCACTGGATTTACAGTTGAGAATATTTTAGATTCAAACGACATACAGCATACTATTGTGTATTTGTTTGTTGCTCAAACATTGTTGGGTATTTTTAGCAAAGATACATTTACACCTAAAAGTCCAATAGCTGGAATTTCTGGAACAATTAAGGTTGGTTTTACAGCAACTTCGTTATCTGGCATGGCGTTTAATGTTACTGCATCGCAAGCTCAAAATTTAATAGCCGCAGACGGCACTTTAAAAACTCCAGAATCGTTTGTATCAACAACTGACAGTTCTCAATCTACTGGTACATTGTCAATTCAGAATCTTACACCTTTGATATTAGGACCCAATGCCAACACAGAAATAAATGTTACTTCTTCACTGTTTAAAGTCAAGTCAAATGCCACCAATCAAAATTTTCAAATACAACTTCTTGGCAGCGGCGGAGTACAATATCCGCTATACATAAATGCATCAACTCAAAATTTTGGAATCTACACAGATTCTCCGACATCAACTTTGGATGTTAACGGTAATGCACGTATTAGGGGAGATCTAACAGTTGAAGGAACAACCACTACTGTAAATTCTACGGTTCTTACTATTGACGATAAAAATATTGAATTGGGGTCAATTGCCACTCCAACAAACTCAACTGCTGACGGCGGTGGCATTACCTTAAAAGGCACTACTGACAAAACATTTAATTGGGTAAATTCCACAGCTTCTTGGACAAGTTCAGAACATGTAAATTTAGTCAGCGGAAAAACTTTTAAAATAAACGGATTTGATGTAATATCAAATAACATGTTGGGAACAGGTATTATATCTGCGCCAGGCTTGACCAGTATAGGAACATTGATATCACTACAAGTATCAAATATTGGTGTCTCTGGAAATACTATTAGCTATGTTAATGTAGTTAATCCAAACGGCGATGTTATCCTAGATCCCAAAGGAACTGGGTCTGTTAATGTTAGCAACTCAACAATTATCAATCTAGCAACGCCAGTTAACACTACTGATGCTACTAATAAAGACTATGTGGACACTTTAGTTAAAACAATCCCATTAGCAATTGCGTTAACTATTGGTGCAAGATCAAATACACAAATTGCCGCAGATTTTTTATCTAAAATATTTCCTAGTACCGAACATTTAAACACTTCAATAGTTAGAGTTTTTGTAACAGATGATTCTTCGATAAGACAGTTTGCTTTGCAATCAGGCACATGGACCTGGCAGGCAAATCTGTAAGCAATAAATATTGAATACTAAAAGAGAGCGATATGTCATACACCATAAACAGATTTAACGGAGATCAAATAGCAGTAGTGCCTGATGGCACTATTAACACAGTGACCGATATTACTTTAATTGGTAAGAATTATGCTGGCTATGGAGAAAAGCAAAATGAAAATTTTGTATACTTATTAGATAATTTTAGCAAAACATCTCCACCAACAAAACCGTTAGACGGACAACTATGGTATAATGCAACCACTGGTGTGTTAAAAATCAATGTGTACGATGGTACTAATTGGAAATCCTTAGCAGTTACCAATGTTACAACAAGTACCAATCAAACAACTCCCAGCACAGTCACCACTGGCGACATGTGGTATGACCAAGTAACTGATCAATTAAAAATATTTAACGGCACAAGTTACACTCTAGTTGGGCCTGAGTCCGTGTTTGGCTACGGTCAAACACAAATGCATAGTGTTAAAGTCAAAGACACTGTAAACAACTATCATGCAGTACAATTTGGATACTCAAACGGTAATATTATTTTTGCAGTAAGCAACGACGCTAATTTTAATCCAAGTGTTGCTATATCTGGATTTCCAACAATTTATCAAGGTATAACAGTTAATTCTAGCATGAAATACCACGGCACTGCAACTAATGCAGACCAACTGGGAACTAACTTACCAGCTTTCTATGCACCAATATCTAATCCTGAATTCCCCACTGTTGTAAAGATTGTTGATGCTGGATTGAGTATTGGATCAACGCTGAGTATTTTTAATAGTGTAACAAATATTCCCACTATTAAAAATATCACAGGCAGTAACATGTCTTTTCAAACAACAACTGGAAGTGTAACAAACACACCATTGACGTTGTTAAACAACAATATTTTACCTGGTACAAATTCAACTACAGATCTTGGATCCAGTGTTTTAGCATTTAAAAATTTATATGCAGGTTATGTTTATTCCACAGCACAAAAAGCAGATTCATTAAGCCTTGGTGGAACATATGTCACAGCCACCACAGCATCTGCATCAAATACCATTGTTGCAAGAGATGTCAATGCTGATATCAGAGGCCGCAAATTTATTGGCAAAGCAGACAGTGCAATAGATGCTGATCATGCTACTCAAGCTGACCGAGCTGATTTAGCAAGTTTAGCCAATGTTGCTAGTTTTGTTGAATGGTATAATGTAAACGGAAAACCTACCAATTTTGTTTTTAACGATAACAATACAACTGCTTGGAATATCAATATAGCAGGCGCCAGTGTTGGAACACATACTGGTCCTGTGGTGGGCAATGTGACTGGAAATCTATCTGGCAATACATCAGGTCAACATGTTGGAGCAGTGTTGGGCAATGTGACCGGAGATGTGACTGGTAATACTTTTGGAATACACACTGGCAATGTAAATGGAAATGTGACTGGTAATACTGCCGGCACACATACTGGGCCTGTAGTGGGTAATCTAACTGGTAATACTGCCGGCACACATACTGGGCCTGTAGTGGGTAATCTAACTGGTAATGTTGTTGGCAATATGGCGGGCAATGCAACTGGTGCAATACACACAGCAACAAATTATTTTGCAGGCAATTTAATTGGTAATGTGACTGGTAATGTGAGTGGAAGCACTGCTGGATTTCATACTGGCAACGTTAGCGGAAATGTTGTTGGCAATGTTGTTGGCAATGTAACTGGCAATGTAACTGGCAATGTGGCAGGCAATGTGGCAGGCAATGCAACAGGTACTATACACACAGCAACAAATTATTTTGCAGGCAATTTAATTGGTAACGTGACTGGCAATGTTGTTGGCAATGTAACTGGCAATGTTATTGGCAATGTAACTGGCGCTGTGACTGGCAATTCTACCACAGCAACTAGACTAGCTACTCCTAGAACAATTAACAACACATCATTTGACGGTACATCTAATATCAGTTTTTCCACAGCACAAGTTGCAGAAGGATCTAATTTATACTATACTGACAGCAGAGCAAGATCTGCCATCAGTGTTTCAGGCGGATTGTCTTACAACCCAAGCACTGGAGTTATCAATGGTCCAGTATTGTCCGCAGTTGCCACAAGTGGCAGTTACAACAGTTTAAGTGATAAACCATCTATTCCAACAGCCGTAAACATCGGTGGGTTAACCAATAATTTAAATAACATTGTAAAAACTATTGTGGGCAATATCAGCATGTATATGACTGCTGGTTCAGGTAGCGGCTACACATCTGGATATATTGACGCTACTGTAGTTCCTGGTTATGGCGGCTGGAGCAGTTCAACATTTTACAATAGAACTGACGTACAACTGAATTATGGTCCTTTCAACACTGGCATCGCATCCATCACTATAGATCTTGGTGCATTTTTGGGACTAAGCAACAACCCTGCTGATTTAACATGGCGAGGAAATTACGATCTCAATGTTGCCGCAAGCCTTAATAGAATTAATGACACTAGAACTCAATATTACGGCCTAGCACCCCAACAGTGGTCAGTATTTGTATTTCCTTTAGCTTATGAAAGAAATGATGCTCGATATGGGCAGTTCACTATACAGATGGCCATTGTCGGTGCTGATCATTGGTATCACGGAACAACTATCACAGCAAATTGGATCGGAATTGGAAGCAGGACAAATAATGTATACAACCCATAAATTTAGCATACCATACACACAAGGCATACTTGAAGCATTGTCAGGTTTGGATACTGAAAGTATCTCAGATGTGTATTTCAGCGACAACAAATTTGGAAGTGCAAGAAGCATATATAACGGAACAGAAATGTTTGACGAATTATATGCTGTAAGAGAACAATATGGAATCAAACTTCATTATCTTGTGAATCCCAGCGTATACTCAAATGACTTTTACGAAAAAGTTCCAGATCTCATTGAGCATGTCAAGACTATAGATGTTGACATGGTGACTTTAAACAACACATATTTGTTGAGAGCTGGCATCACCAAAGACTTCCAAATACACAAATCTACCTTGGAAGTAAAAAACAGTGTTAACAACTTGGTTCGCACACTAAAAGATTTTATTTTCATGCATGAAGTTTTGGGTATTACCAGTATTATTGTTGACCGTAGTTTAAACAGGGATCTAGATACTCTTAAAAAAATGAGAACTTACGGAAACCAACATGGCATTAAAATTACCATGCTAGTGAACGAAGGTTGCATTGTGGATTGCAAATGGAAACAATGGGATGATTTAATCATAAGTCAGATAAAGTTCCAAGACAATAGAGAAATCACAGACAACGTGCATAACAAATTAGGATGTATTAGTTATTTTAACAACAATCCCGCAGAGTGGCTAAAAACAGCGTTCACACTGCCAAACGATATATCTAAATTTGATGGGTTAGTCGACACAATAAAAATTGCGGGCAGAGGTTTCCCAATCAACAGATGGTTTAGGGTCATTGATGCTTACCAAAAACAAAGCGGAAATATCAGATTTGGAGATTTATTGAGCACAACCGGCGATGTGTTTTTAACAAACATTTTGGTGAACGACATAACTGAATTGGGTTTTAATGAACTGACTAACAATTGCAAAACCGTGTGCGGAACAGAGTGCAACCATTGCGACAAAATATATGATAAAATGACAACAAGGATCATAGCATGACAACAGACAACAGCATCACAAATACAACAACTGATTGGACTGAAGATAAAACATATACTATCTTGTATTCGACTGTGAATAGATTAATTACTGGTTTGTTTGGTACAATAGCACCGATAGTTGAACTGAGTCATCCTGATGAGTATATTGTAAGTCATTATCTTGGAACTATCAGTAAAGAGATGCATGATAACATTGCTGAAAGTATTGTTAATCCAGGACAGTTGGTTTTTTGGACAGAACAAAACACTATCAAACTTAGAAAAGTTTTAGTTGATTTTGGACCCAATACCTATCTTGATGGCAAGCGTGGCGCAATTGTTGGTGTTGATAATCTAATTACCTTAGTTCCTAAAATTGTGGACCAGGATGGAACAGTATGGCCCGACATTACTGAAATTCAGATTAAAAACATGAACAAACTTGAGTTTCCCATCAGCATAAACAACGGAATTTCGTCAGAATACAAAACATCTGTAACAAACGGAGCATCAGTTACATTTAAATTAGAAAATCGTGGCAGAGCAACACTTAGATTCAAAGCAATAGTGCCTGAACTTTCGACTATCTGGATCAGTCTTTACCCTGAATTGTATGGGTATGATGACGAAGGATTAGCTAAACTGGCCACTTGGGTTGCAAGCCAGCAGTAATAAGAGAATAAATACTAAAACAAGGAACTATAGAGATGTCATATTTAATCACCAGATACAACGGTCAGGCAATAACTACGGTAACTGATGGAACGATCGACACTTCTCTCGACATCAA